GTTGTGACAGGTTGGAATGTAAAGTTTTTTGATATACCTTATCTCGTTAATCGTGTAAACAACGTGCTTGGTGTAGACCAATGTAAAAAGTTCTCGCCTTGGGGTATGGTTGACTATTCAAAGATTGTCAAACGTGGTCGCGAACAAATCACATACAAACTGCAGGGCATACAAACTTTGGATTACCTTGATCTTTTCCAAAAGTTTGGATATACCTATGGCACACAAGAATCTTATAAACTGAACCATATTGCGTACGTAGTTCTTGGCGAAAAGAAACTGTCCTTTGCCGAAGAAGGTTCTCTACGTAACCTATACAAAGAAGACTTCCAAAAGTATATCGACTATAATATGAAAGATGTACAGTTAGTTGATAAGCTCGAAGAAAAGATGGGGCTTATCACTCTGGCTATGACTGTGGCGTATAAAGGTGGTGTCAATTACCAAGATACATTTGGTGTGGTTGCAATATGGGAATCAATCATATATCGTAAACTCAACTCACAAAAAGTTATGCCAAAGATCGAGCCTGATGAAATGGGCATACGTGATTTTGAAGGTGGCTACGTTAAAGAACCACAGGTTGGTATGCATGACTGGGTAGTTTCTTTTGATTTGAATTCTCTGTATCCTAATATTATTGTGCAGTGGAACATGTCACCAGAAACTTTGAACAAAGATCCACAACTTAACATGCCAAGCGGTGTACAAAACTACTTACACAAAGAAGAAAAACAAAACAGTAGTTATACTGTAGCAGCCAATGGTTCTACTTATCGTAAAGACTTTGATGGTGTGGTACCAAATATCATTGTAGATTATTACGATGAACGGAAGTCAGTTAAGAACATGATGATCGCTGCAGAAAAAGAATATCAAAAATCTAAAACACCAGAACTTGAAAGAGAAATCAATCGACTCACAAACCAGCAGATGGCGATTAAAATTCTTATGAACTCTTTGTATGGCGCGATCGGTAACAAACACTTTCGATATTATGATCTACGTATCGCTGAAGGTATTACACTTACCGGCCAGCTCGCAATCAAGTGGGCAGAAAATGCTGTTAATGACGAGTTAAATAAAATACTTAAAACAGACGAAGACTATGTTATCGCAATGGATACAGATTCACTCTATATCAACTTTGGTCCTATGATTGAAAAGCTACAGCCAAAAGATCCAGTAAAGTTTCTTGATAAGATATGTGTAGAACACTTTGAACCTGTGCTTGCCAAAGCTTATAATAAACTATTTAATGTAATGAACTGCTACAAGCCACGTATGGAAATGGGCAGGGAAGTTATTGCGGATCGTGGTATATGGACAGCAAAGAAAAGATATATCCTCAATGTACATAACTCAGAAGGTGTACAGTACGCACAGCCTAAACTTAAGATCATGGGTATTGAAGCTATCAAGTCTTCAACACCGGAAGTATGCCGTGATAAATTCAAGCAAATATTCAATGTGATTATTACTGGCTGTGAAAAAGACACGCAGAAGTTTATACAAGATTTTAAGAATGAGTTTAGGTCACTACCACCTGAACAGGTCGCCTTCCCGCGTTCTGTAACAAACATTACAGATTACAAAGATCGCAAGACGATATATAAGAAAGGTTCGCCTATTCACGTACGTGGTTCTTTAGTATATAACAAAGCACTCAAAGAATCTGGTATGATGCATAAGTATGAAGCAATCACAAACGGTAGCCGTATTAAGTTTGTCTATATGAAAAAGCCTAACCTGGTACGTGAAAACGTAATTGCTTTTCCGGAAGTATTACCCGAAGAGTTCGGTGTAACACGTAACATAGACTATGACAAGCAATTCGAAAAAACTTTCTTGGAACCACTCGAGCTTATACTCAACGCGGTTGGTTGGGATGCCGAAGAGAAAGTTACACTGGAAGATTTCTTTGCATAAAGTGGTTTACTTTTACGATAAAATGGAGTATAATAGATATTATGAGTAAAGATTGGGTACAAGATATTAGTGACATGCATACCAAGTTTGGTGTGCGTAAGTGGGTCAATGAACAAATCCAGTTTGGTGAAAAAGAAAAACTCGAAAAGTTTCTCGAGTTTCGTCTTAAATTCTTAGAAGAAGAACTCAACGAAACACGAGCTGCAGCAATTGTGGATAAAAATCCAGAAGAAATTGTTGACGGTTTGATTGATCTGTGTGTTGTTGCCATTGGTACACTGGATGCGTTTGGAGTTGACGCTCACAAAGCATGGGATAAAGTACACAACGCAAACATGGCCAAAGAACCGGGTGTAAAAGAATCGCGCCCTAATCCACTTGGCCTGCCCGATCTGATTAAACCAGAAGATTGGAAGGGACCCGATCATCGTGACAACCATGGATATTTCATTCACAGTCTTTAATTCGATATTCGATAACAAGACTGACAAGCGCATGGACTTTCATGACTTTGATGATTTTGAAAAGTTCTTATATAAACTTTCAAATCAAGAAAAGTCTTCTAAGAAAGATGCAGTACTAATATCTCCTGCGACATATCAACCCGACACTACACGTGCTAATGCTAATGTTGTAGAATGGTCGGGTTGGTGTGCTGTCGATGTGGACGATTACCAACCAGATGGAGATTTAAAAGATGACCTATGTTCTCGCTTTTCTAATTTTAGGTTCATTTGTTACAGCACTGCTAGCAGTACGATGGATCAGCCTAAGTTCAGATTGGTGTTCCCTTTGCGAAGACGAGTTGGAAGTGACAGAATCAGACATTTCTGGTATTCTCTTAACAAAGAGCTCGGAGAACTCAGTGACGCTCAAACTAAAGACTTATCACGCATGTACTATATCCCTGCGAAATACGCTGGTGCTAACAACTTTATTTTCAGTCATGATGGCGACACACTTGATCCTCAATCTTTAATGGACAAACATCCCTATGCAGAAAAAGCAAACCTCAATAACTTCTTCGACAGACTCCCAGATGAGATCCAACGACAAATCATTGAACACAGAAAAGGACAAATGGACAACACTAATGTGGTGTGGACGTCCTATCGCGATTGTCCCTTCTTTCCACGCAACCTCGAAGCAGAATACAGAACGATAAGTAATACCGGTTGGTATCACAAGATGTATCAGATCATGGTTGCTATCGCAGGTAACGCAGTCAAAAAGCATTATCCAATCACAGCACCAGAAATATCAAAGATGTGTAGAGAACTAGATATTGAAACTGGCAACTGGTACAAGAATCGTCCATTGGATAAAGAAGCAGATCGTGCTCTCGAATATGTTTATAAAAATATGTAAAAAAACTATTTACTTTCAATGAAAAATGGTGTATAATAGATCTATAATTAAAGAGGAGTTTGATTATGAAAATTGATTCTATAAATGGATGTGCAGTTGTTCCTTTAAAGTTTAGAGATAAAGTATACGTTGACATGTATACAACAGGTGGTCATCATTATTTCTTAGACGAAAATGGAAATCTTTTTAAATTACAAGAAATGTCTGTTGGTGAAAAACGCCCGTCTGCAAGTATTGATGGTGTGAATGTAACAATTGCTCAAGCTATGTTAGAATCTTGGTACCACTCACGAGATGAGTGGATTCTTACTGACGATGCTAGACCAGATAATGTTTCAATTGATGATTGGAGAAATACTCCAGATTCAGTAAAAAAAGCATTAGCTAAAAACGGAGTAGATGTAGACCACAAAAATGGTGATTCTAGTGATAATAGATTATCTAACCTACAATATTTGTATAGACACGCTAATGTCATGAAAGGTGGCAAAAAGAAATGAAAGAATCAATAAAAGTATTACAAGAATGTGCTGAACTACAAGCCAAGAAGTCTGAAGATTATCAGAACGAAGGTTCAAACGTACTGCAAGCCATGCACTATCGTCGTGGCGTAGACAGCTTACACGATATCATTCAAGGTAAGTGTTATCGTGCACAGTCACTACTTGAATCTGGTAGTGATCCAAACCATGAATCACTAGAAGATACGTATAAAGATATTATTAACTACTGTTCTTTTGTAGTATCTTACATGCGTGGTAAGATGGAAGGTCAACGACCTGATCGTGATATGTTTAATAAGCCAAAGGTGAAAAAGAATGAAAGTGGGACTGACGGCGTCGACGTTTGATTTACTACACGCCGGTCATATCGTTATGTTGCGTGAAGCAAAATCACAATGTGACTATTTAATATGTGCTTTGCAAGTTGATCCTACACTTGACCGTGCGACTAAGAACGCACCGGTCCAAAGTATCGTTGAAAGACAAGCACAACTCGCAGCAGTAAGTTACGTTGATGAAGTAATTATTTATTGTACAGAAGCTGATTTAGTTGATATAATAAACATGTATCCAATTGATGTAAGAATACTCGGTGAAGAATATAGGCAGAAAGATTTTACTGGTAAAGATGAATGTCGTAATCGTGGCATACAGTTGTACTTTAACAAACGTGACCACAGATTTTCATCAACAGATTTGAGAAAGAGAGTAGCAGATGCGAATGACAACCGTAAGTGATATTAGAAAACATTTTATTGGAGAACTAAAAGATGAAGCCTTCACCACAGACAAAACTGGACAAAACACAATTGAGTTGCTTGGCGCTTCATTTCTTGCAGACGAGCCAGCAATCTTTGGAGATCCAAACGATGCGTACATCCGAAGCGAAATTGATTGGTACCTTAGTGGTAGTACTAATATCAATGACATTTATCGCTGGCCTGATCACCCTAGTGATAAACAACCCCCAGCTGCTTGGCAGCTTGCTGCAAATGAACATGGCGAAATAAACTCTAACTATGGTCGATTGATTTTTAGTGATATATATTATAGACAGTACGATAACGTACTTACAGAGTTGACAAATTGGCCTGACTCTCGTAGAGCGTCAATGATTTATCAAAGACCGTCTATATGGATAGAGTATACAGAAAATGGTAAAGGTGATTTCATATGTACTAATGCTGTCACTTATTATATACGCAATGATGAACTACAGTCAGTGGTCCAAATGCGCTCAAACGATGTCGTGTTCGGATACAAAAATGACTATGCTTGGCAGCAGTATGTTCTAGAACAACTTGCAAACGATCT